GTTAGAGCCGTACCCGCCGCGAGGGAATATGTCGATTACGTGTTTGTTGGCATCAACGCCGAGGCCACCGCCCATTTGAACAAATGTGCTTTGATCCGTTGTGTTGCCGTTGCCTAGCTGACCATAATTGTTACGGCCAACTGCGTAGACGCGACCTGACCGCATGAGTACGTGTGAAGTGCCGTAGCTGCCTTCGCTGCAACACTGTACTTTGACTGGGATTTGACCAGATATGGTGATTTCAGTCGGGGTGCTGTGGATTGTGGTCGTGTTGCCGCGACCACATTGACCGTATCCGTTATAACCCCAGCTATACAGCTTGTTGTCGTTTGTGATTACCATGCAGTGTCCGTAATCGCCGCCGCCTACAGAGATTGATTTCACGTTTTTATCGAACGCGGTGACTTTCTGGACAGTGTTGTAATTGGTCACGTTGCCAACTCCGAGTTGTCCGTTGACGCCATAGCCCCACGAGTAGAGGTCGCCGTCTTCCATCAGCACCATGAGGGTTACAGCTACTTCACCACTGCTACAGTTGTCGCTGACGATCTTGCGTACACGCCCCGCGCTCGACGGGAAGTTGACCTTATGGAAGTACTGACGATCCGTATTCGCGCCATCAGCCTGTTGGCCTTCGTCGCCGTGACCCGCGATATATAGGTCGCCGTTTGCGAGAAGGTGCATTGAGATTGTCCACAAGTTCACAACTTGGATCACATCCGAGAACTCTGTGTTATCGTCGTCTTTTCTGTGACCGCCCTGGCCTACACCGTTCTTGGCGTAGCCATTAACTTCCCACATGCTATCGCCGTTGTAGTATTTGCCGTTTGCACCCTCGGTTGAATGGCCCCAATTCGTGCCTTCCAATTTGCCGCGATTGTGGACGATAGCTGAACTGTGAAGGTACGAGCCCCAGCCATTTGGCGTCATGTCCCAAGTGCCTTTGTCACTGGCATAGATGTAGCTTGCGTCACCCGCCGAGCCTGACGAGCCTGTGATTGGGTTAGCGAATTTGTATCTTCCGCCAGACCAGAGACCCGTTGTGTCGCGTGAGAGGGATGCGACTTTGCGGTTCTCGTTTGAACCCCAATCCTGCCATGCTGGTTTTTGAGTGTAACGATCAATGCCGATAGTGTCGCCATAATTGCCAACGGGCAAGCGAGTGACGGCTGTGCTTGTTAGGAAATTGATCTGACCGCCAAGGTTGATCGTGTCAAAGGAGGCGCTGTCTGTTCCTTGTGAGTAGTAATACAACAAGGCCACGTTGGGCGTAGCTGGCATAGTAACCGTCACTGTTGCGCCGGACGTACCTTCTGTACCAGACCGAACGACATGGACAGTGCTACTCGCGTCGAAACTTAGAAGGGCTGCACCTGAGTTGTGCGTGCCGTCTGATGTTGTAGAGAACGAAAAGATGTGCCCTGAGTTGGATGCGTCTGAAACGTCGAATGTGTAAATGCGCGACGGGTACAAGGACAGTGTTGGGGCCTTGTCGTAGTGGGTATAAAACCCGCTATCGTCATACTGCTCTGGGCGGATGTAGTAATAGTTCTCAATGCCATTCTTACGTACGTGCACAGAGTAAGTGACTGACATTGTGACCGGCGGGCCATCTTTGTAAGTCATGTCGCCAGCGTTTGTCATTGGTGTAACTATTGCCGCTGTGATCGCGGCGGTGTCGATGACGTGGGAAACCTTCGTACCTTCACAGTACACCCAGCCAACTGAGTTGGCGGGAATGGAAGGAATGCCCGTGGTCTGGGTCGAAGTCTTAACTGTGACTGGAACAGGCAAATCGTTGTCTATGACGAAGGCGATACCTGAGTTCGGAACCGTTAAGACGTAGCCTGTCGCAGTGTGCGTAGCGGACGAATTGGACAGCTTCACAACTGTGCGAGCCACTTGCTCGTCGGTGAGCGTGCTGGCTTGTGATGTTGCGAGCGCAACTGTTACCGTCTCGACGGGGCGTGAAGCCGTGTCGATCATGCCTAACAGAGCGTCGGCTCCGAATAGACGCTCAACTGCTGTCGAGAGATAAACTAAGTCACGGCTTGAAGCTGCCGAAGTGCCTGTTGCATTGGCTAGTGTCTTGCCTTGCACCTTGATAGCATCAACCAGTTCTTTAAGAGATTGCGTACTCATTCGTTTTTCCCTTTCTAAAGGACGTCGATGCCGAGAAGGACTGCTTCCTCAAGCAAGTCTAAACGCGGTTCTGAGGTTGTTTTAAAACTTTGGATCTCGGAAAGTATTGCTGTTCCATCAAAGAACTCTGTGAACTTTGACGTGTCGATGACCGCACCAGAGGTGTGCGGGGTAGTACATACGAATACTTTCTGGCCTAGTCGCGTCATATCGAGCAGACCGAAGGCTATGTTTGCAGCATATACGCCCTTCTGGCGAAAGAACTTCTGGTTTGTGTCGAACCAGCCAATGTCAGGGTCAGTGTAATGACCGAAACGAGCTTGGAACACAGGCTCGCCGCTTGAATTTAGCTGCACTCTGAAGTCAACGGCGCTAGGGTTTAGGCCGCCAGAGGACGTGAAAAGATTATCGAGCAGAATAGGGAGCGTAAAGCCGCCCTTCTCGCACGCTTCTAAATACGTATCGAGAACGTGAATGCCGGTGGAGGCACTCCTAAAGGTTAGCTGGTCTGATGGGACGCTAGTACGTGCCATTCTTAATCCTTCTGTGCAAGCTCTAGGAGCTTGACGACTTTGTAGCTGGGCAAGCTGAGCAACGCATAAATGTCATTCAGCCTAGCCTCCTGTTCACCCAACTTCACTTCTGTAGTGCCGTTGTTAAAGGACAATGCAACGAGACATGCGGCTATGTCGTCCCGCACGGGCTTATTTTCTTCGTTAATGCGAGCGTCGATATAATCTCGAAGATGGGGCTCTATGCGAGAGGCCAATATGCTGCTGTGTGGCTTTGTCATCTGCTGTTCTCTCTCATTGGTACGAGGTTGCCCTTCTGCACTTCGCTCTCGATCTGCTGTTGGGGCTGGACCGAAGCGCCACGGGCTTTCTCTGCGATCATCATTTCTTGGGACTTGGTTGGCCCCTCGGCCTGTTGCTCCTTAGAAATTTTGAACTGGTCAAGGTCCGATACACCCATTGAGCGTATGGCCTCCTCGACGATCTTGCCGGAGTTGTACTCCATTGCTAGGCCAGTCTCGTTTAGCGTCTTGAGCATGGTGATCCATGTCTCCGCATTACGGGTTGGCTCAAGCGGGAGAGTGCCATCCACTACGAGATAGTCGATATCGCCTTGAATGTCGGAAAGTTTGAAGTCGAGGTAGCCGTCTTCGACCATTCCGCGCAGGGATGAAGCATTATCCTGCTCGCCAATACGTATGGAGCTCTCGGAAGAGAAGAAATCCTGTACGTTGGCGACCATCATACGCGCCATTGGGCGCACTGAGGTGGCGCTAATGGTACGAGCGAGTACACCAAGCCGCTGGGAGCCGAGCTGTGTCAATCTTTGGATTTCCGTAGCGGTGCGTACACCACCCTCTGCCGTTGGCATACCCTGTTGGGCGTCGGAAGCAGCCGATAAACGCTGCTTTAGTCCCGACATACGCTCAATATCATCCCAATGTGACCTAGTTACGTCAGGAACTTGGGCGATAAAGACGCCCTCCCCAGGCTTAACACCAGGCATTGTGCGTACAATCCCGTGTGCATTGCGATCTATGAGGTCTCCAATGGCAACTTGCGTAGGATCGACGAACATGAGGTTAGTCAAAGCGGCCTGTACGTTGTCGATACGAGATCGCAGCAGCCAAGTAGCCACATCGTGTAGAGGTAAAAGAACGTCATACAACGATTGTGAGTATGTCTTATGCGCGTCGTGATACAGGCCGCCGATTACAACAGGAAACTGTCTGCCGTAAGGGTTGAGTTGGCAACGAATAATCACGCTCTCATCGAGAACCGTAATGCACATCCACAACTGTTCTATTTTCGGGACGCCAATCTCATATCCAGCCAGACGTATCCAGCTTTCGTCTATGACACGGCTGTCGCCCAGCGCGAAGAAGGTTCCACCACCGCGAGCGTTGCGATCAGCGGGGTCTATACTTAGCCCTCGTCCGGCTTCCCTGTGCCACTTATGTCCGTCCCACCCACCAGTCGGAGCCGCGAACTTGTTGCGGAGTGCTGGGTACTCTTTGAGTTTAGGGTACATGCCCGTCTGGAGGAGAGCGTCATAAGATGAGAAATCAGAGAAGATGATGTACTGCATCCGCTCCCAATCTCCCCACTGTACGCGGGGGTCGTGGAAAACGCGGCGCGGGTCGAAGTTGGTGATCTTGTTGGTTTTGTTCGTAGCATCCCACGTAACTTTTGTGGGGGCGTATCCGTACCGAATACTGTCCAGAAGGTGTTGGGCAATTCGAGCCTCCCCTGCTGTGCGTCGCATCTGCTGGTGAAGCAAGCGCTCAATTATTTGAGACGATTTGCGAGACTTTCGGTTCAGTCCTTCCAACTGGAACATAGGGTTCCGACCAGTAAGGGCCGCCATGAGATACGTGTGTACTGTATCTGATATCGCGCGGGTGTCAGCAATAACCGCCTTTTCACGGAAGGCAGTAGCGTCAGGGCGTACGTAAACGTCATGCGCTCGGTCAGCTTGCTTCCAGTGTTCGTATCGTTTCGAGATACGGTCGTACGACATTTGCATCGCGGAGCGAACATAGTCTACGAGCTTCTGCTCCTGTTCGACGCTAAGGCGTGATGAAATATCCTCATAGTTCATGAGGGCATCTGCGTGATCGGACAAGTCAACGACGATACCATCGTTATCTGGAACGTAATCCGCACGGTAATTTGTTGTCGTTAATGTCATGAGATCACATTTACCTTCTTCAATGCTCGGTGGTCGTCCTTATTCACCCCATCCACGCCAAGACCCTCCAACTTTGTTTAGGTCAGACTTGGACGACCACAGGCTGTCGCCAGAATTAGGGAGGGAAAACGCCGATGGAGTATAATATTCTCCGGTCGCGGGGGTACGGGCCAGTACGTCAAGGCCAATGGCAAGCGCATCTACCATGTCATCGTTCTTACCCGATGGAAAAGACTGGCACTCTTCGTGAAAGGCGTCCATCCAAGGCGCTGCCTCCGGCAAATACACTCGTCCACCCTCAATCAAGGGCAGAACAGAGTTCACGCGGGTCACTTTGTCGGAAGAAACCTTGTAAGGAATGACGGATACGCCGCTCTCGCGCTGCAATTCTTGTATAAGCGACTGTCCGCTGGCCTTATCCTCGATGTAAATGCCCCGTAAACCGCGACCACGCCACTGATTGTTGACCTGTATCATGCGTCGCTTGAGCTCAGGGAACTCAAAACGCTCTCGGATCACGTCAACAATGTAGATATCGCCAGTAGTATCGAGCCCCATCGTCATCATTACGGAGTAATCGCTGTCCTGTCGGGCCTTAAACGCTGTGTCAGCCGCTATGATAAGGGTCGAAAACTTCTCCGGCTTCATATCCTCTGGGTAAGTACGCCACCAATGGGCGCGGATCATGTTACCGCCTTGGATGTAAGGGGTCTGTTGGTACAGGGAAGCGAACTCGCGCGGGTTTAAACGGCGGCGGCGCTCCAAGTCTTCTACAGAAAAGCGCTCAGGCCAGAGAGCAGTGGGTTCCGTCTTTCGGATGTACCGCTTCTTGTGCGAAACCTTCGACGCCTCATTGGGAGCCAAGTATTCGGAGTGGTCAGTCGGGAGCTGGCTACGGCTGATCTTACCAGCGTCACCTTGGATGGGCCGGTCCTCGATGGCGGGGAAGTTGATGTGGTTCCATCGTCCCTCCTTCCAATCGTCCGTCTGCATTAGCCGTCCAGCCAAGTCGTCAGGGTGCCAGCGGGTCAGAATTATAATCTGCGCCGGAGGCACGCTGTCTATGTCAGGCTGTAAGCGGGTTGATAGGGCTGACACATAGTAGTTCCACACCTTGTTGCGCTGAGTGGCGCTCTCCGCCTCCTCACGGGACTTTAGAGGGTCATCAAACAGGAGTAGGTTAGCAGCACGCCCAGAGGTCGTACCGCCCACACCGATGAAGTAGGCGGCCCCAGACGAAGTAGTGCGCCACTGGTCCACTGCGCGGCTGTCAGCGGACATTTCGAAGTCAGGGAAGGCTTGGGAGGTGAGAGGCTCATTGCAAAGGTCGCGTACTTGGCGCCCAAAGTCTGTAGCAAGCTGTGAATTGTACGATGTAGACATCATAAAGCGCGTAGGCTTCTTCGCCATGAAGTAAGACGGGAAGATTACGGAGCCATATGTGGATTTTCCGTGCCTTGGAGGCATGGTTATGAGCAGATTTCGCACAGGAACGAGCTCTGTTGTAGCTTTTTCTGCGACTGAAAGCCCGTGATGGCTGTCGAGAGTGTTCTTTTCTAGGTGATCTAGGGCGTCAATCATTTCCAAATGGAAGTCAGGGAGCTTCCAGTTAGGGTATTGAAGCCGAACGTAGCCGAGGAAGCCCTCTTCTGCCGCCTTCAGCTTGAGCAAGTGCTGGGCTGCCTCCTGTGCTGAAAGGCTCATGCGTCCTCCTCTGTAGGTTCAGCCTCGATAACCTTGCCCACGCCCATCGCAATGGTCTCAAGCTGCTCGCGTGTCATCTTCTCTGGGGCGTCCTGTATGTTGTGCTCATGCTGCACAAAGCTGGCGGTCAGGTCAGGTACTACCTTGTTTAACATTGTCGCGAACACTCTCGCTTGAGTGGGGCTCCACTCCTGCTTGCCCATGACGACCTTGTGGGCCTCACCTATCTGATTTTCCACCCGCCGGAACAGGCCAGCTCTCATATTGGCGACCTGTAAAGGGGTCAAGCGCTCAGGTGACGACGGTAATAGTTTATTTGACATTGAATTTTCCAGACGTTTTCATTTTTGCTCGCGTTAGTCGTGGGGTCGGGGATGGGTATTCTCAGAAATCCACTTCGCGGGGTGGGGGTAGCCCCCCCTTTCGTACGAAAATGGCACATTGATGGCACGCATCACGGGTAAGGCGTTGTTTTTCCAGCGTTTTAGTTCCCCACATAAGGGAGTTTCTCGCATAATGGGCGCGTAAAAAGTTTTCAGTTTCGCTCCCCTCGCGTACGAAAATTAACCATACGAGCACGTTACGCACATGCGTTACGCCTGTCGTCCTGCGTACGCGCGACCAAGGAATACTTCCTTGAGGAACTGAAGGGGGTGCCAGCTTCTATTGGAGGATGGCCTGTGTCCTGCGTTCTGCGGGGCGCAGCGTGCGTAACACATAAGGAACTTCACCATGACAAAATCAACCACACCCGTCGCAGTAGTCGCAGCCGCTTTCACACGCAAAAACGCAGCCGCGTTGTACCTCGCAGCACCCGTCAAGGGTCGCGAAGCCGTGGCCGAGCGCATCAAGGCGCAAGCCGCGAAGAACCAGAAACGCGCATGGAAGACGCTCGTGCGTTACATCGCGACCGCTGACCTCGTTCGCATCAAGCTCGTGGTATCGGGCACCCGCGAAGAATGGGCCGCGATCAACGCAGACGCGAAGGCGGCGAGCAAAGTCGCGAAGGTCGCGCCAAAGCCGAAGGCCGCGAAGAACGCAGATGCGAAGGCCGCCGTGAAGTGCGCCGTGCAGCACCGCAACGGCAAAGTCTCCGATGGCGTTGACGCGGTGGCAGCCGCCAAGGCGTACGCGGTTCTCGTCGCAAGCGGTATGGCGGGCAGCCCTGAAGCTGCAATGCTCACAGCGTACTTCACACGTATGCACGGCTAAAACACACCCACACGGACAACAGCAATTTGCCCCTTCGCGCAAGCGTAGGGGTTTTTTCGTGCTGTCCGGCACGCAAACACAAGGAGCAAAAATGAAACCTACGAACAAACGCGAGGCAAGACTTTCGCACGCTTTCGCCGATCTGCACCGAGCAGGTCGTACCCAGCAAACGCAAGGCGCTTGGTGGAGCGAAACGCAGCCGTGGAAGCCTGTCCAGAACAAGCCTCGCGCTGGCCGCTTCCTCAAGCGAACCGCATCCAAATGCCGCCGTCAAGGCGCTCGCGAAGAGATCAATCACATCCTCCGCGACTGAACACATCGGTGAGAGCGTTGAGGCGCTCGATCCCCATGCGTTCAGCATGACAACCCGCATGTAAAGGAGACAACCATGCACACTAGACAAAGCCACCCGACACTCACACCAGCACACGCAAACGATGACCCGTGCGATAACTGGCAAGCCATCGGCAGCTTCATCCACCTCGATGCCGAACGTGTAGCCAAGGCCGTCGAGTACAACGCGATGTGCGATGAAATCGTAGCCGATGAGAACTTCGTATTCCTGTCCACCTTCAGCCGATTTGGAGGTTGATCGCATGGCATACTCAGCAAGATCAATGCGCCGCACAGACCAAATGCTTGAGCTAACCCGCATCACAGGATGCATGGCGATGGGCTGCATGATCGGCATCCTCAGCGCTTGGCTCGGCATAAACTGGATCACAGGTTGCGGCGAAGTCACCCGCACAATGGACGGTACGTACATCAAAGGCGAGTGCGTACTCGTGCCTTGGATCGACCCCAACATCTACGATCACTACGTCGAATGACGCAACAGTCACGTCGGTGTTGGCCCTCACTACGAGGGCCGCATCCCATGCGACTGAGCATGACAACCCAAGGAGATACCAATGGGAACCAAAGCAGCAATCAAATTCGCCGACGAAGCTGGCGCTTACGCTATCGTTTACACGCAGTTCGATGGAGACCCGAAAGGCATACAGCGTATGCTCCTCAGAGCAATCGACGAGGAACTTGTGTGGCGCTTTCCACGCTTCGAAGCAGACGAGTTCGCGGCTGGCTTCATATCCGCAAACAAGAAGAACGAAGGTGGCTTTCGCATAATGAACACCATGTCCGATCTGTGGTGCGACTTCGTGTACGTCGTCAATTTCAACAGCGATCTTGGCGAGATCGGCGTGACCGTAGGACATTGCAAGGGGCACGACGAACTGGATCGTCCTGAGTACGTGTTCATGTGGGATGGCCGCTTGTCTACGATGCACACAGCTTATGCGGAGGAAGCCGCATGAAGTACAATCACGCAGTCACGTTAGCCTTCGAGGTCGTCAGCAATGACCCAAACGGTGACGACTTCACACCCGCTATGCTTAGAAAAGCTTTGCTTGAACGCATGGTTACCTTGGACATCGGGAACGAGTGGGTCGAGGCAATCGGCGCACCCCACGACACATACGAGGAGGACGTGGACTTAATCGAAGAGAAGTAAGTCGTGAGTAAGCAGGGCGGCGTGTCCGCCCTGTCAACGTGCGACTGACGTACGAAACTAGGAGACGAAACATGAAAATAAGATCAGACCTCGAAGTCTTGCGGCAACTCGCTGCTGACTTTCACAGCGATGGACACGCAAAAATTGCAACCTACATTCGCAATAGCTGTGTCGATATCATGCACTTGCAAGAGGCTTTGGCTGCCGTGGTGTTCGCCGTGAAAACAATCACCGAGGAGGACGAAGAAGCATGAAAGTCCTAATCGGATGCGAAACATCTGGCATTGTACGCAATGCCTTTGCAGACCTCGGCCATGACGCTTGGTCGTGTGATGTTTTACCAGCGGATACACCCACAAACAGACACATACTCGGTGATATACGAGTGGTGATGCAAGGCGACTGGGATGTTTTTGCAGTGATGCACCCGCCGTGCAAGCGGCTGGCAAACAGTGGAGCGAGGTGGCTTCACAAGGCGCCACCCAACAGGACGCTCGAAGAAATGTGGTTGGAGTTGGATGCGGGATGCGCGTTGTTCAGTGATGTGTGGAACGTGGATCACATACCCCATGTTTGTGTCGAGAACCCAGTCATGCACCGGCACGCGAAAGACAGGATCGTGAACTACGAACCTTTCGCGCAGTCAGTGCAGCCGTGGCAATTCGCCAAGGCAGATGACAGCGAAGACAACGTGAAGAAGCGTACGTGTTTGTGGCTTCGTAACTTGCCTAACCTGGCGCGAACTGGGGTTCTCGATGGCAAGACTGCTCGTGATGAGTGCCATAAAACACCGCCATCGGCGAACCGATGGAAGATACGAAGCAAATTCTACAAGGGCATTGCAGAAGCGATGGCCTTGCAGTGGACACTCGCAATAACTGGAAGGAATACAGCATGAACAAGGTATATGAAATATTCGGCGGAGATCACGGGAACTACAAGATATGTGAAGCAGGAAATGCGACAGTCGTGGCGTTCGTAAGGCGTAACCGATCTGGCGGCGGCTACACAGTTAGTAGTGCAGATGATAGCGAGCATGTTCGAATGGAGGGTATGCCTACTGCTAAAAATGGGCGTGAGCAAGCTTCGAGTATCATGGCTCTACTGGATGGCGCACCTAAATTCAGCAATTATGAACGCGCTGAAGCAATCAAATGGGAACTGGAATTGTGCATGTTCGGGTCGGCAGCACCCGATGCGGAGGGAAACATGACCTTGGCGGAGAGCAACGACGACGTTGTTTCGTGGGACGTGGAATTGCACCTTCGCTTCGAACAGACAGGGCAGATCGAAGTCCTGTTTGAGCGTACGTATCACAACGAAGACGATGCGAACATCCAGTTCACCATACTGGACGATATGTTTGACGTCGCTTCGCACAACATCCAACCAGATGAATAACCAATAAAATACAGCCCCGCACAGGGGCGACCAACTATCAAAGATAGTTGAGGAACCAAAGAGATTAGGCCGCTGACTTTGATTAGTCTGCGGTCTCTTTTATGCTGTCCGGCATAACAACTTGACACAACTTCCGTTGTGTTGTTTACACTACAACAGAAAATAGGAAACCTTATGACAATCACTATTCAACAGATCAAAGATAATAATTCAGCTCGCGAAGCACAAAAGATATTGAGAGCTCAGGTGATGCGAGACGTAGCCCCTTGGGATGATGGCGCTGTGATG